CGCATCTTTGACATTAGATGAATCTAATGTTCATTAATATCACATAGCTATGCTCTTAAAGTAGAATTTCAACCTAAATTAACTTCGGTTTAGGCAGACTTCATCTTCTAGTAGTAGATTTATCTACTATTCCATTAGTGATATGATACTCATTTACATAAAATGGTCTCATTAATTCACTGGGTTTTATCCCATCATAGAACATGTAAGTCGATCTACGTAAGTCGGATACGACATTTTTATCAGTAAAATCTATATCGAAAATATTAGGTTGTAAAGAGAGTTTTCTTAAGTCTTTAATAAAGTCTCAAGATACTCCCATATCCACTCTACGGTGGACTCAACGAATATTTTCTCATAAAGTTTCATCAACTTTAAATAGAGATCTTATTGTGATAAAAAGAGCAGGATTGATCAGATTGAATATACCTCATAGCGAGGAACCATTCTTTTTGAAATAATCTATTTTAAAGATATTTCTAAGAACATTTTCCAAAATTTCAGATTTCTGAGATTCCAGATTAATAATGTCAGTAATGTAGTTGTCAATCAGATTGTCTCTAATTTTATATCCTATAGGGTTCGTACTTTGTTTTCTAGCATTAGTGTTTATCTCGAGTTCGTTAAAACGATTTCGAGCACTAGTATTAGATCAGTATGAACTTGATATAAGAGCGAGTAGACATCATGGTTTAAGACTTTTAAATCTTGAACCTAATCTGTCAATGACTACAGGGATCACACTAAGTGTTAATACTTTTCTTCGGAACAGATCTGCAATAATTAGAAACATTGCATCTTTTGAACGGAGGGCTTGAAGTAGTAACTTCGCACCTAGAGGACTAAAATCATGTTGATTTATAATCCACTTTTTAGCGAATTCACAACCATTCTTTGAAATCATGGATTTACTTAAGTTTATTTCTAAACCTAAGTCTTTCATAATTTTCAGGTACTCTATAGAAACGTTGTCATCAGCAATGACGACATCGTCTCCAAGTACTAAATAGTTAGTAAAATCACTAATTCCGCATTTTAAAGCTGCACATCTAATAATTACATGATGAGTCAAAGCTAGCATTGCTCAACTTGAGTATGCACCCATAGGTTGCCCAACAGAATATTTGATAAATTGTCCTTCATAATATCATTCGATATTAGAGAGTATATCTTTCCATAAATTAGATATATCACTATTAATGTGAGACAAAATATCTTTTTGTAATTCTATTGGCAACCTGTCGGTAGCCGCGCTTAAATCATAGGAATATATAACTTGATTAGTGCTTATTCTAGAGATAAATTTCTCTAAACAGCCATTCTGATCAAAAGTACCATCAACATTGTTGATGTCTTTTAAACCTTTAAAGATAGATTTATGTAAAGGATGAAACAAACATTGAATTCACCAGTTCGTTATAGCAACGACTCGTGCTTTCCCTGCTTGATCATACACAATACTTAATCTACCTATAAAAAGATTAGAAAAACAAGTAACAGATGTCATCAAGTACACTACATACATAATAAGATTAATAGTGGAAAACAACATAAGGAAACTATAAGATTTGCTAGCAATTAAATACTTATAAACTAAAATTAACATTTTAGGATTTTGTATTAAAGCTAGCATATCTAATAGAGATCCTCACATTGATATTTTGGCATTAGGTCCTGCTGATAATAGAGGGATAATTCTCACAGGGCCATTTAATGTTACATTAATTCCAAGGTCTTTTAAGGCCTTACCAATTAATGATTTATCAATTGATAATGTTAAACCACTAAAACAATCTGTTATAGTAGCTAACTTGACTTTAACTTTCGTTGGAAAACATCGAAAGATGTTAATGGCCGACAAGATACCAATAATTCATTTCATTTCATTAGACATTACCTTTCTTATTGAAAATAAATCTTCCTCTTCGATAATAGTATGAAGAGAAGGATCAAAGTTAATAAGGAGTAATCTAAAACGAATTGGAAGAATTGAAGGGTATCCTTGCTTATCCATCCGGACGTAAGGACTTCCTAGAGAAAGGCTCTTTTCACCATTTATTAATCGTCGAATAGTAAGTCGAGACGTTTCTTTCAAATATTGAAAGAGAAAGTTTCAACCACTATTTCGTTGAAGAAATAAAAGGCGTTTAGAGAAATTCTTTAAGTCAGTGCGCATTTCTTCTGTGAAATTAAACAAAGATGCAATAGACAAAAAGAAAGGTCGAAACTCCTTAAGAGTTATCCACCCAAATCTTTGTCTATCTTTATTATGCATTAATTTGTTTTGTAAAAATTTCATAGAATAAATATTTTATAAAACTATCCAGTACTCATACATATGGTGATAGTTCCTTTCCCAAAGAAGGGGAATGTCCCAATATGTACTATCCATCGTTAACCCAATTAAGGGGTCACAGGTTCATGGAATGTTCCTGTTTCAGAATGCTAATGTAAATATCATTGCATTTTTACGTAGATAGATAGAGCTCCACCTTAAAATTTTCAAATTAAGGCACTACTCAACCCATCATATAACTGTATCAAGAATACAACTAATATTTACCTAGAAATTATCTAGTGTCAGTGTTCGGCGTATATCCTTGATCTCCGGTTAAACCGCAAAGAGAGCAATATACTTCAAGTATCATAAATTATTATAGAATCTTGACCGTTGAGTTATAACACATTTGATCCACCTTGGGGCAGAAACTCACTGCCTTAGTGGGCCTTTTGGGCC